GAAGTACGAGTTCAAGGCACCGGAAGGCAGGCAGTTCGATGCCGAGGTGCTGAACACGTACTCCGAGGTCGCCCGCGAACTCAACCTGTCGCAGGAGGCGGCGCAGCGCGTCCTTGACGCTATGGCCCCCAAGATGGCCGAGCGTCAGGTGGCGCAGATCGAGGCGATCCGAACGGAATGGGCGAACACGTCCAAGACGGACAAGGAGTTCGGCGGCGAGAAGCTGTCGGAGAACCTGTCCACCGCGAAGAAGGCGCTCGATGCGTTCGGCACCACCGAACTCCGCACGCTGCTCAATGAGTCCGGCCTGGGCAATCACCCGGAGGTCATCCGGTTCATGTACCGGGCAGGACTCGCAATCAGTGAGGATCGGGTGGTCACCGGGACGAAGGGTGCGGCGAAGAATGCCGGCCCTCGCTCGTTCAACGACTTCGCCGATGCTCTGTACTCAAGTCAGTCCTAACCAACACAAGGAGCCATTCCAATGGCAGCACTTTCCACCAACAACCTGTCGCTGGCCGAGTGGGCCAAGCGCACCGATCCCGAGGGCCGCATCCCGGTCATCGCGGAACTCCTGTCCCAGACCAACGAAGTCCTCGAGGACTGCGTGTTCAAGGAGGGCAACCTGCCCACCGGAGAGCGCGTGGTGATCCGCACGGGCCTTCCCACCGTCTACTGGCGCGCCCTCAACCAGGGCATCCCGAACAGCAAGTCCACGACCGCGCAGGTCGATGAGGCTTGCGGCATCCTTGAGGCCCGCAGCGAGGTTGACAAGGATCTCGCCATGCTCAACGGCAACACGGCGCAGTTCCGTCTGTCCGAGGACGTGGCCTTCCTCGAGGCCATGAACAAGACGATGGCGACCACGCTGTTCTACGGCAACCCCTCGACCGACCCGAAGCAGTTCCTCGGCCTTGCGCCGCGTTACTCTGCTCTGACCGGCTCGAACAACTCGCAGAACGTCCTGAATGCCCTCGGCACCAGCACCTACTCGGCGACCGCCAACACGTCGATCTACCTCGTCGTGTGGGGCGACAACACCGTGTACTGCCCCTTCCCGAAGGGTTCGCAGGCCGGCCTGATGCACGAGGATCTCGGTGAGCAGACCGTGTATGACGGCTCCAACCGCATGCAGGCCTACGCCACCCGTTACCAGTGGAAGAACGGCCTCGTCGTGAAGGATTGGCGCTACGTGGTCCGCATCTGCAACATCAACACGACCTCGCTGCTCGCGCAGACCGATGGTCAGGCAGCTAACCAGGCGACCGCGATCATCAAGCTGATGAGCCGTGCGCTCTACCGCGTCCCGAACATGGCGATGGGTCGCGCTGCGTTCTACATGAACCGCACCGTCCACTCCGGCCTTGCGATTGCTGCGCTCGACAAGAGCCAGTACGTCCTCAAGGTCAATGAGGGTCTGTCGCAGTTCGGCACCCCGTACAGCTGGCTGACCTTCCAGGGCGTTCCCCTGCGCTGCGTCGATGCCATCGTCAACACCGAAGATCAGGTTTCCTGATCACACGCAACTCCTGAAGGGAGAACAACAAAATGATTTTCGACGTCTTTAGCAGCAACAACGTCATCAGCGGGACCGTCCCGCAGTCCGGTGCCATCACCGGGCAGGCGGCCCTTCCCGTCGCCGGCACGCCTGTCGTTTCCACCAATGCCATCGACCTGGTTCAGGCGCGTGACATCGGCGAAGGCGGCGACCTGTACGTGTGCTTCACCATCGTTTCGGCCTACAATACCCTCACCTCGCTTGAGATGGAGGTCATCGTGGCCGACAACGATGCGCTCACCACGAACCCGACTGCGGTCGGTTCGTCCGGTCGCATCCTCCTTGCTGACGGCCTGTCCACGGCGAACAGCCAGTTCTACGTGCGGATCAACCCGGCGGCCCTCAAGCCCTCGGCGTTCGGCGGTGCGCTCGGTCGCCGTTACCTCGGCGCCCGTTACCACACCACCGGCTCGACCCCGACCACCGGAAGCATTTGCGCCTACCTGACGATGGACATTCAGGACGGCCGCAAGTTCTACGCTTCCGGCTTCGCCGTTCAGTGAGGAGACACGACATGAAGGTCAAGGCATTGGTGGATTGCTTCATCAACAACGGCTACCGCCGCGAAGGCGAAATCTTCGACTGCGGCAGCAAGTTCATCCCCGAACTGATGGAGCCGCTCGAGGCGGTTCCGCAGGACGAGGAGTCCGCGCCCGAAGCCCCGAAGCTTCGCAAGCGAGGAAAGGCCGCGACCGAAGTGTCGGAGTGATCCGAGCATGATGTGACGCAAGGGAGGGGAGTCGGCGGGAAACCCCGGCTCCCCTCCTTCCCCGATAGGAGGCTCCCGTGCCAAGCGTCGTCGAAATCTGCAACCTCGCACTCGCGCACCTCGGCGACGATGCCACGGTCGCAAGCATCGACCCGCCGGAGGGGTCGGCGCAGTCCGAGCATTGCGCCCGGTTCTACCCCATCGCACGGGACACGCTCCTCCAGATGCACAACTGGTCGTTCGCCTCGCGCCGCGTGAGCCTCGCGCAGGTGACGATGCCGTACACCATGTGGCGTTATGCCTATGCTGTCCCCGGCGACATGATGACGGCGACCGCCGTGCTGCCGCCTGAAGCGGAGAACGACTACGCCATCCGCCCGTACCCGGCTGACCGCTACGGCTGGGGCTGGACGACGCCGCCGCTGTCGGGCGCCGGCGCGTATGTCCCGCAGGAGTACGTCATCGAGACGGACACCGCCGGCAACAAGGTGATCTACACCAACCAGGAGAACGCGCTCCTGCGGTACCAGGCGCTCGTCACCGACCCGACCAAGTTCGACCCGCTGTTCGCCATCGCCCTCTCGCACCACCTTGCCGGGATGCTTGCCGGCCCCGTCATCAAGGGGACGGAGGGCGCCACGGAGGGCAAGCGGCAGACGCAACTCGCGCTCGGGTACGTGCAGATGGCACGCGCCTCCGATGGCAACCAGCGAAACGTCAAGCCCGAACACATCACCTCCTGGATCTCGGGGCGCTAATGGCATCAGTGCGGCACCTGTTCCGTTCGTTCGCAGGCGGCGAGATGTCGCCCGAGATGTTCGGCCGCGTGGACGATGCCAAGTTCCAGACGGGCGCGGCGAAGGTGCGGAACTTCATCCCGATGCCGCAGGGTCCGCTCGAGAACCGTGCCGGCCTCGCGTTCGTCCGCGAGGTGAAGGACTCGACCAAGAAGGTGCGGCTGCTGCCGTTCACCTACAGCACGACGCAGACGATGGTCATCGAGCTTGGCGCCGGGTACATCCGGTTCCACACGCAGGGGGCCACGCTCGGGCCGGGAACGCCCGCCGCGTACAGCACGACAAAGACGATCACGGGCGTGGATACGGGAACGGAGACGTTCACCAGCAACGCGCACGGATACTCCAACGGAACGCCTGTCCAGGTCGCGTCAACGGGAACATTGCCTGCTCCTTTGGTGGCGGCGACCACGTATTACGTTGTCAACGCGGCGGCGAACACCTACCAACTATCGTTGACCTCGACCGGATCCGCCATCGACATCACGACCGCCGGAACTGGAACGATCACGACGAACCGCGTGTATTCGGTCGGTGACCTCGTTGCGAGTGGCGGCACGAATTACTACTGCATCGCCACGTCGGTCAACAACACGCCTCCAAGCGTGAACTATTGGTATCCGCTGCCGGCCGGGATCTACGAGATCCCGAACCCGTATGCGGAGGCCGACCTGTTTGACATCCACTACGTGCAGTCGGCGGATGTCCTGACGCTCGTCCACCCGAACTACGCGCCGCGTGAGCTGAAGCGGCTTGGCGCGACCAGCTGGACGCTCACGACGATCACGTTCGGCGCGGACATCGCCACGCCTGGAACGCCGACCGTGACGGCGACGAAGGGCAAGGGCGCGAACATCATTGCCATTGACATCGCGCAGGATCACATTGAGTTCGACTACGACATCAAGAACGTTGAGTTCGTGGAAGGTGATTCCGTCTACATCAGCGGCATCGTCGGAACGATCAGCACACTGCTGAACGACAAATTCTTCGTCATCGAGAAGTTTCACACTGCGGCGAAATGCTCGCTAGTGACCTACCAGACCGGGTTGCAGGTCGATTTCTCTCCATACCTTTACACCAGCGGCGGGATCGTGCAGCCGATGTCGCCGAGCGACATCATCGACAACTACTACGTGGTGACCGCCATCGCGTCGAACGGGATCGACGAGACGCCTGCGTCCACGGCCGCGAGCGCCACCAACAACCTCGCCGTTCCAGGCGCGTACAACACGATCAGCTGGTCGGCGGTGACGGGTGCGTCCCGCTACAACATCTACAAGCGGCAGAGCGGCCTGTACGGGTACATCGGGCAGACCGAGGCGACGTCGTTCACGGACAACAACATTGCCCCGGACATGGGCATCTCGCCGCCGAACGTCGAGACGGTGTTCAACTCGAGCAACAACTACCCCGGCGCGGTTTCGTACTTCGAGCAGCGCCGCATCTTCGCCGGCACGACGAACGCCCCGCAGACGCTGTGGATGACGCGAACCGGGACCGAGAGCGACATGTCCTACCACATCCCGTTGCAGGACACCGACCGGATCAACTTCCGGGTGGCCGCACGGGAGGCGAACACCATTCGTCACATCGTCCCGCTGACGCAGCTCCTGCTGCTTACTAGCGCGGCGGAATGGCGCGTGTCGCCCGTCAACAGCGACGTCATCACGCCGACCACCATCTCGGTGCGCCCGCAGTCCTACATCGGCGCGAACAACGTGCAGCCGTCCATCGTCAACAACACGGTGGTCTACTGCGCCGCACGCGGCGGCCACATCCGCGAACTCGGGTACTCCTGGCAGGCGAGCGGGTTCGTCACGGGCGACCTGTCGTTGCGCGCCGCGCACCTGTTCGACAACTACGAAATCTCGGACATGTGCTACAGCAAGTCGCCGCAGCCCTTGCTGTGGTTCGTGTCAAGC